TATATAACATTTGGTACATCACCAACTGCTACTACAAGTAAAACTTATTTACCTGCTAATGAGATTGAATATTGGAAAGTTTCAGAAGGTCAAAAAGTTGCTGCTATACTAGGATCTAGTACAGCTAATTTATACATATCTGAACTGACTGAATAATGGCAAAGGTAAGAGCTACCGAATGGAATGCTGATTTTAGTAAGACTCGTTATATACAAGAATCAGATGGTAAACTAACTATTCATAATAAACAGAACATTAATCCTGTACTAGAAAGAAACAAAAAGTTATATACTCATAATACAGGATATACAGCTTCAAAAGATTTTAAAAGAGTAGCAAGTGTCCCACCCATTATATTACAAATATGGACTAAAGAATATAATGGATCCCGTAACTGGTTTGCCTTACCTAAAGAAACACAAAACAAAATTTTAAGAACAAAACTGAATAGCTCAGAATTTAGATATTTTAGAACTGCAGAAGGAAAATTATAATGGCTATATCAACCTATACAGAATTAAAAGCATCAATTGCTAACTGGTTAAATAGAAGTGATTTAACCGATGAGATAGCTGATGACTTCATTAAACTTACCGAAGCAGATTTTAATGCTAAGTTAAGAATAAGACAAATGGAACAGATTGATACTGTTACTATTGATGAAGAAACTGAAACTGTACCAACAGGATTTATTTCTGTAAGATCATTTTATCTTTTATTATCTAGTACCAAATATCCACTAGAATATATTACACCCCATAACTTATTTGAAATAAGAGGTGGTTCAAGAACAGGAAGACCACGTTCTTATACAATAGAGGCAGATGATGAAACTGAACAATTCAGATTTGGTCCTAGTCCTGATACTACTTATACTGGTTACTTATCATATTACAAAAATATCGCAGCTCTTAGTGATTCTAATGCAACCAATTATATTTTAGATAAACATCCTGGTATTTATTTGTATGGAAGTCTTTATCATTCATCTAATTTCTTAGGTGGAATGGATCCACAACAAGTACAGAACTGGTTACAAATGTATATCGCAGCATTAGAACGATGTGAAAATAATGATAAACAAGATTCATATGGTGGAGCTCCCGTAGTACAAAGAGCTGATATACAAACCGATCTATCATTTTATAGGAACAGATAATGCCTAGATTTAGAGGAATAAGAATGATAACTGGTGCTGTTTCAAAAGCAGTAAGAAGGCAAAAAGAAAAAAGATTAGCATCAGTTAGTAAAACATTTTTTAAAGATGGTTCAACTAAATTTGGTAGACAAAGAATTGATAGAGCTTTAGGTTCAATTTATGGACACGTTATACCACAAAAAAATATTGGTTTAACAAAAGTAGGAAAAAAATATCTAAAAAAACATAAATCAAAACTATCTTTAGTAAAATCAGCTAGAAGAACAGAAAGAATAAAATCTTCTGGATGGATGACTTATAAAAAAGGGGATATAATCCCATTTTAAGGAATTAAATTATGCAACTACCTTTTGGAGAATGGCTACCTGATCAACCCGACCACCTAAAGAAAGGTGCTAACGTAGCAACTAATGTCTACTATGCACAGAACAGTTATAAAAAATTTCCTTCTTTAGTTGATTATAGTTCAAATACTTGTGTTAAAGATTCTAGAGGAGCAGGTTCATTTAGAGATAACTCTAATACAGTTTATAACTTTGTAGCTACTAAAGATACTATATATAAATTAACATCAGGAACATTTACTGATGTAGGTGCAGGGGGAACATTATTATCAAACTCTTATGCTACTTGCACAATTACAGTTACAGATTATGCAAACATAGCAACTGATTCAACTCTTGTTCTAACAAAAAATGATGGAACAACAGTTACCTTTACTTGTCAAGGTGCTGGTGCTGGATCTCCTGATGCAAATAAATTTTTTCATAACGAATCTAACGATACCACAGCAGATAATATATTTACTTGTATTAATGCTCATGCCGATTTTTCAGCAGCTAATCCAGCAGCAAATGTAGTTACTGTTACAAGAGCAGCAATAGGTAATGATAATCTTACTGTTACTTCTTCAGATACTACTAGAATGGCTGTTACTGATTTTGATGGAGGAACTCCATTAACAGGTGAAACAACTGATTTTATTACATTCACACAATTTGGTGAATACATTATTGCAAGTAATGGAGTAGATCCAGCTCAATATTATTTAATGGGAACTTCAACTGCTTTTGCTGATCTAAGTACAATTGTTACTGCAGGAACAGTACCCGTATTTAAAGTTTCAGGAGTTGTTCGAGATTTTCTAGTTACAGGAAATATTACAAATACAGCAAACAGAATTCAATGGTCAGGTATTAATGATATTGCATCATGGTCAGGTAAACAATCTGACTTACAAGATTTACCTGGTTCTGGTGGAAGAATAGTTCATATAACATCAGGTGAAGTAGGTTACATATTTAGACAAAACCAAATCATTCGTATGGACTATGTAGGTGGATCTGTAGTATTTAGATTATCTGTGATTTCACCTAATAGAGGAGCTATATATGGCAGAACAGTATGCCAAGATAATAGACGAGTATTCTTTTATGCAGACGATGGTTTTTATGAAATACAAGGTGATACAATACTTCCAATTGGTGCAGAAAAAATTAATAGATTCTTTGACTTAAATCTTAATAAAGCCTATTCAGATAGAATTTGTGCAGCAGTAGATCCCTTCAATCAATTAGCTATGTGGTTATATCCTAGTATAAATAATACAACTAATACAACAGGTATATGTGATAGAATTATTATTTATAACTATGTTACAAAGAAATGGTCTTTAGCTGAAGCTGATGCTAGTTCAATCTTTTCTCAATTTATAGGAGCTTATACAGTTGAATTAATGGATATTATATCTACAAATTTAGAAAATATTAATGCATCATTAGATACAGATTTTTGGAATGGTGGACAAATGTTTTTAGGAGCTGTTGATTCAGATTATAAAGCAGCAATCTTTTCAGGTAATTCAAATATATCAGAAATAGAAACAGATGAAGTAGAACCTTATCCAGGTTTAAGATCTAATATTTTAGGTGTTAGACCTATTATAAATGCAGCATCAACTGTTACAATTAAAACAAGAGAAAGACTACAAGATACAGCTACAGAATCTTCTTCAGTATCTACAGTAACAAGTGGTGTTAATCCTGTTAGAGAATCAGGAAGATATATTAGAACTAATGTTAAGATAGCATCAGGAATAAATTTTGATCATGCACAAGGCATAGATCTTTCAGCAACAAAAGCAGGAATAAGATGATACCATATGTTAAAATAGGTCAGCAGATTATAAAATATTCAAAGCTCGGCTTTAAAAAAAGAAAACGAGAATTAAAACATATTTATAAATCCAAACGAGCTAACATTGAATCTAGTAAATTTTATAGATTAGGTAAAAAGAAAACAGGATATGGTTCTTTTGTAGATAAAACAAAATGGTTATAATATGAGTGATACAGTTAATATAGACAATGTAAGATATTCAATGGAAACACAGGAATACTTTCAAAGACAGTTAGAAGAAGCAGTAAATACTTTAGTTAATAAAAATAATACAGAAAACAACAAAGCATTTAACTGGTTTATGAATTAAGGAGAATAAATGGCAGGAACATATATAGGAAAATACGATACAACAGCAGCAAATAATACAGCTACTTCTACAGGTTCAGTATCTGTAGCAGAAGGAATGTTGCCATCAAATATCAATAATGCTTTTAGAGATATTATGGCAGACATTAGGCAGTTTTATAATTCTGCTGAATGGATAGAATATGGGGATGGAGCTGGCACTTATACAGCAACTTACGCATCTTCTACAAGTTTTACAATTGATGGAGTGGATGTAACTACTCCTTATCATGCAGGGCGTAGAGTTAAATTAGTTGCATCATCACCTGGTACAATTTATGGAACGATTTCTTCAAGTTCATTTTCTACAAATACTACAGTTAATGTTTCTTGGGATTCAGGATCACTATCCGATGAAGCTATCACATCAGTTCATATAGGAATTATAAGTGCAATAAATACTGCAACTCCAGAATCTCTTGCTATTACAGGAGATTACACATTAGATGTTTCAGGAGATATTATTTTAGACGCTGGTGGTGCAGATGTTACTCTAAAGGATGATGGGACTGTTTATGGTAGTCTTTCACAATCTGGTGGAGAACTTTTAATTAAATCAGGCACAACGCCAACTACAGCATTAACCATGTCAGGAGCCGATGTAACAGTTGCTGGTGATTTAACTATTACTGGTGATGATCTTACAATGACTACTAATACGTCAGGTGCAGCACTTATTGGTGATGGATCAAATTTTAATCCTGTTGTTATATCAGGCGATATTTCAATAGGAACTACAGGAACAGCAGCAATTGGATCAGGAGTTATAGTTGATGCAGATATAAATGGTTCAGCAGCTATAGATGCGTCAAAAATAGCAGATGGTTCAGTAAGTGATGCAGAATTTCAAAGACTAGATGGGTTATCTGCAGATATTCAAACACAACTAGATGCTAAGCAAGCAACTATTACAGGTTCAGCTACAACAATTGATACAGAATCTCTAACAGCAACTAGGGCACTCATTTCTAATGCCTCTCAAAAAGTTGCAGTATCGGATGTAACAGAAACAGAACTGGGTTATCTGGATGGTGTTAGTTCTGCCATTCAAACCCAAATGGACACAAAGGCTACAACAACCTATGTTGACAATCTTGTTACAGGTTTAAAAACAAGAATCCTTTGCGAAGCGGCATCAACTGCAAACGTAACCATTGCATCGGCACTTGAAAACGGAGATACGCTAGACGGTGTTACCCTTGCAACAGGGGATAGGGTTTTACTTAAAGATCAGTCTACTGGTAGTCAGAACGGAGTTTATACCGTTGTTGCATCAGGAGCAGCTAGCAGAGATACGGATTTCAATACCATTTCAGAATTATCTGGACAGATGGTTATTATCAATCAAGGAACAACCAATGATAATACTTTCTGGCTTTGTACTACAGATAACGATGCAACATTAGATTCAGATTCAATTTCATTTAGTAGAGTTACCCCTTCCAATTCTGGAACAGTAACTTCAGTAGGTTTAGGAGACGCTGGATCATCAGAATTTACAATTGCCAGCACACCTGTTACTTCTGCTGGAACAATTACCATTGGAGTAAACAGCATTGGTGCGGCTAAAATTGCAGATGGAACAGTCAGCGATGCAGAGTATCAAAGATTAGACGGAGTTACTTCTGATATTCAAACCCAGTTGGATGCAAAAGGCACAATGTCTAATTTTACATTGTCCGATGGCTCAGCAACTCAAACAGTAGCAGATAGCAATACAATGGTCGTTGCTGCTGGAGAAGGAATTGATACTGCGGTAACAGCCACAGACACAGTTACTATTTCTGGTGAAGATGCCAGCACATCCAATAAAGGTGTTGCATCTTTTAGCTCATCAGATTTTGATGTTAGTTCAGGAGCGGTTTCTATTAAAGACAATGCAGTTACTTTGGCATACATGGCTGGAGGAACTGATGGTAATATAATTTCATACGATGCAAGTGGCGATCCAGTAGCGATAGCAACTGGAAACGATGGACAAGTTTTAACTTCTGCTGGTGCTGGTGCAGCTCCAGCTTTTGAAGATGCTTCTGGTGGTGGCACATCTTGGCAATCCGTAGAAACAGGAGCCACATTTACAGCGGTTGCTGGGAATGGTTATCCTGTCAATACGACTGCACAAGCATGTACAGTTACACTTCCAGCTGGTTCAGTTGGAGATACAATAGAATTAGTGGATTATGCTGGAACTTGGGATACTAATAATGTCACTCTTACAGCAGATGGTTCAGAAAAAATAAAAGGTTCAACCGATGATGGGACATTAAGTGTTGAACGACAAGGAATTAAAATAGTTTATGTAGATGCTACACAAGGTTGGGTAGCGGCTACAGGAGTTAATGATAACACCGCTCCAGCAATAAATCCACCTTCATATGAGATAGAATATTTAGTTGTTGCTGGTGGAGGAGGAAGTGCCTTTCTTTATGGTGGTGGTGGAGGAGCTGGAGGATATAGAAATTCCTTTGGTTCAGAAACATCTGGAAGAGGTGCTTCAACTGAAACTGTATTAACTGCTACATCAGGAACACAATACACAATAACAATCGGTGCTGGTGGTGCAGCAGCAACAGATTATAGTGGCTCTGCATCTGAAAAACGAGGTTCAACTGGAAGCGACTCAAGTATATCTGGTTCTGGAATAACGACAGTAACTTCTGCTGGTGGTGGATATGGTGATACAAACCTAGCTGATGGAGGTGATGGTGGCTGTGGTGGAGGTGCTGGTTCATCAGGTGCAAGAGGAGATGGTACTGCTAATCAAGGTTATGATGGTGGAGATGCGTCAACGAATGGAAATGGATATGGCGGCGGTGGCGGCGGTGGTGCTGGTGCTGTAGGCGGAGATTCAGCATCAAATTCTGGAACAGGAGGAGATGGTGGAGCAGGTCTTGCAAGTTCAATTACTGGTTCTGCTGTAACTCGTGGAGGAGGAGGAGGTGGTGGCTCTCCAGGTGACGGAACTGTCGGTGCAGCTGGTACTGGTGGTGGTGGAACAAATGGTGGGAATGGTACTGCAAATACTGGCGGAGGTGGTGGTGCATCAAAAGTTGTAGATGGCTCTGGTGATGGTGGAAGTGGCGTGGTAATTTTAAGAATACCTGATGCAAGTTATTCAGGAACAACAACAGGTTCGCCAACTATAGACACATCAAGTGTCGCAGATGAAACAATTTTAATATTTAACGCAGATGGGAGTTACACAGGATAATTTATGGCACATTTTGCAAAATTAGGAATAGGAAGTAAAGTTACAGCTGTTCATGTTGTATCAAACGACATAGCAACAACCGAACAAGCTGGAATAGATTTTTTAAATACTTTATATAAAACAAGAGATGTTTGGGTTCAAACTTCTTATAATACAAAAGGCGGAGTTCATACGTTAGGAGGAACACCTTTTAGAAAAAATTACGCTGGTAAAGGATATAAGTATGATTCAACCAGAGATGCTTTTATTTCACCAAAACCTTTTAAATCATGGACTTTAAATGAAGATACTTGTCGTTGGGAAGCACCAGTTGCTAAACCTGATGATGATAAAAGATATAGCTGGAATGAAGAAACGACTAGCTGGGATTTAAATGAAACAAATTCTTAAATCTTTTAATAATTTCTTAGATTTTAAGTTAATTAATGAGATTGAGGTCTATGTAGATGCCTCCCTTAAGACTCAAGAGCCTAGATGGAAAACTAGTCTCCAATGGAAGCAGCAGATTCAACGTGCTACATCTCCAGTGCCTATTTTACCATTACCTGATAAGTTTACTGCTTCTATTCATCAAACACTTAAAGAAAAAGCAGGATTAACATGGGAAGAAGCTACCCCTCCCCAGCAATCACAATATTATTTATACCCACCAGGAGGCTATATTGGGTGGCATGATGATGCACACTACACATTTGCTTCTATACTTTTTTTAAATCCTGTGTGGAATATAGATTGGGGAGGTATTTTTTTATATGAAGATTTGGAAGGTCTTGGACTACGTGGAGAAGTTCCTACATTTAATAAATGTCTTGTAAATGCAGGGGGTGTTCCTCATGGTGTAAGCAGGCTTAGTCCTGATGCTCCTTGGAGGCGTGTTATAATAACTTTTGGACTTAAGACTTCTGAATCAAAATTAGTAAAAGACAAGGAGTATTCTCAACGAACATTAGCATGGCATCAAAAATATAATATAGGTGCTGAGTATGTAAAAAATCAAGCGTTGGTGAACTTATCTGTAGCGGCTGAAAGATATGCAAGAGAAAAAGTGCGAGAAGCATCAGTTGCTTATCCTGATGATGGAAAAGCATATAGATGGAACGAAGAAACAACAAGCTGGGATTTAGTAGAATAAATCAAATCACATTTTAACAAGGAGAAACAATCATGTTTGTAGGGAGGCATGGTTATATTAATAAATGGCTAATAGTTACAAATTTAAAGGGGTTGCATTAGCAACAACTGATGAAACTGCTTTATTAACAGCAGCTTCTACTGAAACTATTATTATAAGATCCATTAGAGTTACTAACAATACTGCTAATACCCCTACAGTATCTATGGATTTATCTGATAATTCAGCCAGCACAGAATATACAATATTGAAAACTCAAATACTTTCTGCTAATACTGCAGTTGAGATTTTAACAGTCCCTTTAGTGCTAGAAGCATCGGACAGTTTAAAAGCTACAATGAGTTCTTCAGATTCAACACATATAGGAATAAGTTATTTAGTTATTACGTGATCCAATTAATTAATATACCTGTAAAAAGTTTAGATCCTGCTTGGAGTATTGTTAGAACTGATATTGCCAATGCTTTAAACAGATCTAATGGATATGCTTTAGCAGAACATATAAAGAAATGGATTAAAGAAACAAAAATGCAGTTATGGATTCTTTGGGATTCAGAAGCTGATAAGGACTCCAAATACTATGGAGTAGTGGTAACAGAAATAATACAACGACCATTAAGAAGATGTTTGAATATCAAAATTATGACAGGAAAACATCGTGAAAAATGGCAAGGTTTAATTAAGCACATAGAAGATTTTGCATGGATAAACAAATGCGATTCAATAGAATTGATTGCAAGACCAGGATGGAAAAGAGTTATGAAACCATTCGGTTATAAAGAAAGCCATGTATTATTAGAAAAACAAAAGGAGAAAAAAGAAAAATGAGTTTTATAGGAGGAGGATCATCAGGCGGTAGCGGTGGACAAACCACTACCATTCAACAAGCAGAACCTTATGGACCAGCACAACCTGGATTAAATCAGATTTTATCTGAAGCAGGTACAATCTATGGTCAAGGTCCATCTGCTGCAGGATATGTACCACCAACAACACAAACATTACAAGGATTAGCATCGCAAGAGCAAATAGCTAATGCTGCTAACCAACAAATATTAGGTACTATACAAGGACAGTATACCAATCCTTTCTTATCTCCTATGATTGCACAATCTGCTCAAGATATATATTCTAATGTTGCTGGACAATTTAGTGGAGCAGGTAGAACTCCAGGAAGTCCTCTTTCACAGGCTACAGTAACAGGACAAGTTGCACAAAAAGCATTACCTTATGCATTTGGTCAACTGGAAAGAGAAAGAGGAAGACAACTTCAAACTGCTCAAAGAGTACCAAGTTTAACAGCAGTAGGAGGAGCTTTAGAAGATATACAGGCTCAACAACAAATGGCACCCCAACAAGCATTGTCTCAGTATTATAATACTGTTGCACCAATTGCTTTTGGATTACCAACTCAACAACAAACAACACAAGCACCACCGCCTAATGCTATGGGTATGGCAGCAGGAGGAGCTATGTCAGGAGCTGCTTTAGGTCCAATGTTAGGAATGACTGGAGGCATGGGAGCACTTATTGGTGGTGGAATGGGATTACTAGGAGGATTATTATAATGGAACAAATTAAAGAAATATACAAACTAGCTAAAGAACATAAAAAAATAACTATAGGCGTTATTATAGTTATTGTTATTCTTATAGCATTAATCAATTAAGGAAAATCAATGCCAAGTAGCGGTGGTAGCGTCTCAGACGCACCTGTAAATAAAGTTGTAGATGGCAAAAGCCATTACCTAGCTTACATTACACCTGATGAAGGAAAATCTTTAGTAGATCAAGGTGGTAAAGAAGTTGTAACCAATTCAGGTATACCAGCTTATCCACCAAGAGATCAAAGCTATTCTCCTTCTGAAAGTTATGGAGGACCAGATAGAGGTGATGTAGGTGGACCTTCAGGCGGCAATGACGGCAATGGCGGCAATGGCGGTGATGATAGACAGACTCATTCACCTCATGCAGATACACCAACACAAATTACAAATCAAGAACAACTTGATCGAGAAGCAAGAGCACGTCAATTTGATTATGAAAGTGACGCTGCAGGTCAAGGTCAAATAACATCTAATAACTATAATGCAGAAACTGGAACTTTTGATGTTCAACAAACAACAGGAACTATATCAGCTGCAGATTATCAAAAATCTAATTTAGAAGCCTATTTAAACTCAGGAGAAGTAAGCGATAAAGATAAAATAAATACATTAAACCAATTACAAGCTATACAAAATTCACAATTAGTTGGAACCAAACAGGGAACAGGTGATGTTCAGGCTAAAGATTTTGTTATGGATAATTTATCTTCTTCGCTAGATTATGTAAAAGGTCAAACAAAATACAGTAAATATACTTCCAGTATTAATGAAGATACAGCCCAAACTTTTGAAGATCAATTTAGAAATAATCCATTAGATACAGTAGTTAAATCTGGCGGAGTTCTAATGACAATGGGTAAAGGTTTACACGATAAATATAAAAATAAACAAGCCATGAATATATTGGGTTATACAGGAGATGTATATAATCCAAGAACAGGTGATTATGGAGAAGGTGGAAATAGAATGCTTACTGGTGGAGCTACACCTAGTGAAAGAGAAGCTATGACACAATTAGCTCCCGCTGCTCCCTATATAGCTTCAGGTACAGGACAACCTGCTTCAGTTGCAGCTGCATGGTATGCAAATTTAGGACAAGGGACACAAGGATTTAACTTTCATTCAGCTTATGCTAACGCAAAGGCTAAAGTAGCACAGACACTTGGTAATCCTGGTTCAGTAGGACAATTGGCAGTTAATCAAAGTCCGTTTTACAATTGGTTAAAAGACAACAGTTTAAATAAAGGAATATTATAATGGGTTTATTAGACACATGGCAAGAATGGAAAAATAGATATAGTCAAAATAAAGAAGATAGAGAATCATTACAAATAGCTGGTGGTAGACCTGGACTTAGAATAGGTATGCAGGGCTATCAAGCTCCTGATAATGCTTATACAGGATTAATGCCAGATACAAAAAATAGACTAGGACAAATTACTCAAAAAGGAACTTATGATCAAGCTCCTAAAGGTCCAGCAAAAGATAGATTAGGTAGACCATATCCAAAAGATGCACAAGGAAATCTTATAACACCTGGTACTAGAGCTACAGCTTTAGCAAAAAAACAAACACCTGATGCACCAACTAATACAGTATATAAAGATGATATTATGCGAGGTGGAGCTGGAACTAAACAAGGAGAAGATCCTAGTTGGTGGCAAGGACTAGCTAATAAGTTTAATTCTAAATTCAACATGGCTGATGCTGTAGCATCTTGGAAAGAAAAAGGTGGTTTTGAAGGTCTTATGGCTAACCCTGCATTTACAATGGGATTAGCATTCATGCAAGCTGGAGCTGAAGGTAAAACTTTAGGATCTGGTGCATTAAATAATGTAATGAAAGCAGCAGGTATATCTTCTCATTATAAACAAATATTAAAAGACAGAGAACAAGCTCCTATTGAAGTTACAGCAACAGATGTTGCAGAAGTTAAATCTTTATTACAATCAATGGATATATCTGGTCCTAGTAATGCAGAAAAATTCTTGGGTTTTCTTAAAGGTGAAAGGAAAATGGAATTCAAATGGGATTTAGCATCAGAAGAAATAGCTGTTGAATTACAGAAAGAAATTAAAAAATTAAAGGAAAACAAAAAACCAGGTGCACCTGAAGTTGTATACGATACAACAAAAAAACTTCAAATTCTTAAGCGTATGTTTGACAAAGGTAGATTTAAGAAAAAAGGTGGTACTTGGTTTACAGATTCTACATTACAAACTACACAAGAAATTCCAACGCTGGACAGCAATAAACCTAAAATTAATAAAAAAAATCCATTAAAAGGCTACGTAGGTTTTGCTCAAGGTGGTCAAATACAAGAAGGACAACATGCAATCGTAGGAGAAGGTGGACCAGAGTATTTCCTACCAAAAGAATCAGGCAAGATATTATCCAATGACGACTCAAGAATATTTGCTATGCTATTAGCAGCAAATCCACAATTACAACAAGTATCCAGAACTAGATCTGAGAAGATTCTCAGAAATAGATTCCCTGAATATTTCGAATAACAATTAACAAATAAACATTATGATTAAAAGATTCATCATCAGAGGTGTATCTAAAAGGTTTACTGGAGTTAAGAAAGTTGCTCCATCTAAACCTGATAAACCAAAAGCAATAATTAAACAAAAAAAAAGACAATTATTTAGATATGATCCTAAAAAAAAATCAATATTTGGTATACAACCTCCATTTGATCCATCACATCCAGGAATTAAAGACTTAACTCTTAAAGCAGGTAGAACTACAGAAACTGCAACTTTTCTCAGAAAGAGAAAAGAAGTAAGAACAAAAGTTGCACAGCATATTAAAATCAGAAAAGCAAAAGGAGAAAAACTTTTCAAAAAAACCACTGTTTGGTCTAAACCTCCTACTAGACTACAACCAAGTCCACCAAAAATAACAGTTATTAAAAGAACTAAATTTGGAAAACAAGTTAAAAAATTTACTGATCAAGCATTAACTAAAGAATTTGGTATAGCTCAAAAAACAGGTTTAATCCGTGCTAAAAAATTAGGTAAAAAATTAAATATTGGTATTGGTGGAGTTGTTAAAGGACCAAAAATAAAACCTTCTAAACTTAAACCTGGGTTTTTTACTTCTGAAGAAAGCGAATCAATGAAGGGATTAACCTCAATGAGATTTGCTAAAAGAAAAGGTTTACCTAGTGAACCAAGAGAAGGTTTTGATCCATTTCATAGTGTAAGTAAAATATTATCAAAAGGCAAAACTCAAGAAATAAAAGGTGGAACTACGTTTATAGAAAGACTAACTCATCCTAAAACTAGAAAAACTTCCTTCTTTGCTAGAAAGAAATTTTATACTGATCCTAAATGGGATATATGGAAGAAAAAACTTACTAAAAAGTAAATGGCTAATGATATCAATGTTAATGAATTCAAACTTAGAGATCCAGTTCGTTCAATACCTGATGGTTTAAAAGAACCAGTCAAGGATGCAACGCCTGGATTTTTCCAGTCTCTAAGGAACCCCTATCATTTAATGTTAGAGGAATCCTTACCTGCATCTTTCTATCAATGGATAACAGGTAACACTAAAAAGAAACAAGCACAGGAAGCATTAGAATGGATAAGAAATAATCCAGATCAACAAGGATCTAAAATCTACCAGGAAGCTGAACGTAAATTAAAACGATTTGGTTATCTATTGGAAGAAGGCTCTCTATCAATAGACTTTAAGGAAATTGGTAATATGATTAAAGCCAATCCTAAGATGTTTGGTGCGGAATTAGTTAATATGTTAATGGCAGATCCATGGCTTATGGTTATGCCTCTTGGATGGCACAGGTTAGGTAGAGGTGTCGTTAATGCTATTAGATTAAAAAGAGCTAAGAATCTTAGTATGACTACAGTATCAGCAAAAAAAGCTGATAACATGGCTGATATAAAAGTTGGAGCCATAGCTACTCTTGGATTACCTTTTGTATTTTCAACTACATGGCAACTTGGAGAGGATAGAACATTAGATCCTAAAAGAGTTGGTATTGAAACTACATTAGGTGCAACAGCAGGAGCTTTAATATCTGTAGGTTTTGCAGGAATGAGAGGAATAGCTCAAAGAATGACTGGACTTCATCCATCTAAAATTACAGAAATTCAAAGCAAAGTTTTAGCAAAACATGGAGCTGATCCTAAAAAATTAGCAAAATTATTAGATCCTAATGAGAATGGTATCTATCGTTCAGTAGATGATCTTGTTGAAGAAATCAAAGTACAATATAAAACTATATTAAATCCTGATAAATTTGATGATATTAAAGCAGATATGACTGCAGCATTAAGAACTATCAATGAAAATGCTAAAGATATGTCTATTAATGCAGCACTTAAAACTGGTGGCTCTCTTGCTGCTATAGGTGCTACTGCACAATTCTTAACAGCAGAAGATGAAAAATTATTAGCAACAGCTAAAGGTGCGGGAGCTGGTGCAGCAGTATATTTGGCAGGTAGATTTCTTGTTAGTAGACTTAAGCAAATGCCTAAAGATTTCGATGCAGCTGCTATATCAGCAGAAGCAACATTAGATGCAGCTAAATTTAGTACAGTTAAATTAAACTCTGCTGCATATGAATTAGCTAATAAAATTAAATTAATGATTCCTGATGCTATAGATGCAAGAAAATTATTATTTTATTATTTAACTAGAGCTAAAGTAGATAGAAAAACATTTCAATACAATAGTAAATTAAAACCAATATCCATAAATGAATTAAAAAAAATAGATCCTAAATTACCAGAAGCTGCTGAAGCTATTAGAAAAGTTTTTGATAGTTTTGAATCAACTTTTGGTCAACATGCTAAAGATGGTGGTCAATTAATTTTTAATAAAAGAGCTAATTATCTTCCTTTATTATGGGCACATTATAATCCTCAACTACAACCATTTAGATTTGTTAGAGATTTTGACAAAACTATAACTGGTCCATCAGGTAAATTTCAATTTGCTAAACGTGGTGTATTTGGAGATATTAATGCAGGACTTCAAAAAGGATTTAAAATCAAGCTAGGGTTTGATGATCCTGTAGAATTAATTAAAATATATGGTAACGCAGCGGGCAAAGCATTATCTACTAGATCTTTAATTAGAAGTTTAGAAACCTCAAAAATAGCAGGATCCCCCCTTCTTATTAGAAAAGGTCAAGCACCCATCAATCAAAACTATATACAATTTAAACATCCTTATTTTGAAGGTAAAGATGGATTTCCTTATATTCATAAGGGAATGGAAAAATCATTAAGAATGGTTTTTGATGCTACTGATGAAGCTCCTTTTATGTCAGCACTCTTTACTACTAACTTAATGATGAAGAGATTAGCTGTAGGATTTTCATTCTTTCATGCAGGAGCACTTGTTGAAAGTATGTGGTTTGCTGGAGTTAAACCTAAATTTATTGGTAAAGTATTAAATCCAAGATCTAAAGCAGAATTAGAAAAACTAATTAGTGATCCTAAAACTTATAGTAAACAATTTCCTTCTACCTTACCTAAAGATTTTATTGGACCACCTCTTCCTAATGCAATAGAATTTTTAGAACAAAATGGTTTTAGAGATGTTATACAATTTGCTAGAGGAACAGGATTACAAATATCAACACCTGAAGATATAGGATTTGATAGATTTTATTATAACTTAAGAGGAATTGATACTGCATTAAAAAGACACTTTGGTATTTCTACTGGTGGTAAAGCAGAAAAAGTATTTAGATGGTTTGATACTATCACTTGGGACAGAGTATTTACACAAGCTAAACTACATACATTTTTATCAGTTTTAAATAAAAATACTATCTTAGGTAAACCTAATGCTATGAAGATTATGCCTGGTGATAGTCAGGCACGTATTTATCAAAAAGCTACACAAGCATCACAATTTGCAAACGATGCATTTGGTGGACAAAACTGGGAACACATAGCGAACAGGATACAAACTCCTTGGCTTAAAAGTATAATGCAAACTACCTTTGCACCTGGCTCTAGAGGCTATATGCAATTGCTAATGTTTGCTCCAGACTGGACAATATCTAATATAAGAATTATTGCAAAATCATTACCTGCATTTGAATCTGATCCAGGTCTAAGAAGAATGTATCAGTTTTATTTTGCAAAGGCTGCATTAACATACGCAGCTGCAGGATCTGTTTTAAACTATATATTTAGTGGACACTCTATTTTAGAGAATACAGATCCAACTAGAATTGACTTAGGAGATGGTGAAGTACTTACTTTCTCTAAACAGTTAATGGAACCTTTCCATTGGATAACAGCTCCACAGGCTACTGGTCTTAAAAAGATGGGATCATTACCCAGGGTAGTTATAGAAACATTAACAAACAAACAATACCTAACTACTAAGTGGAGTCCAAACATCACTAAGAAAGATGATGAAGCTATTGAGAAGGGTTTAAAGATAGGTGGTCATGTTGGTAGGAGATTCTTACCTATATGGTTACAAACAGCATCACAAAATGTTGCTGAAGGCTTAAAACGAGATGGGCTTAGTGCCGATCTTGCAGCCGATACAGCAGTAGATTTTGTACTAGGACAACTTGGTCATCCTAGATATAAAGGACCAAGAACATCACAATATAAAATGAAAGGATTAGTAAGGTCTCCTTACGAAACATTATTTTAATGAGCAGACATACAGAAAATAAAGAAGAAATTCTTAAAATATATGGTGAATTAAAGGTTATTAATACTAAATTAGATAATCACGTTTGCCATTTAGCTAAACGAATTGATACAATATATAAGATTATATGGGCTGTTAGTTTTATGGCGTTAGGAAACCTAATGTGGGTGGTTAAAAGCATATTAGTTTCATAATGAAAATTATGCTAACTATGCTTTTTTGTAGTGCGGTTCATAATCAATGTATGCAACCACACGTTATGCCTGAAACTTATTCTAGTTGGTATGCCTGTATGGTAGCTGGTTATGATGAAGGAAAAAGAAAAACCATAGAAGTAGGAAAAGAACAGGTTAATAGAAATGGTGTTTATATAAAATTTTATTGCACACCTGATAAAAGACCTAGTACATAAAGTTGTACATCTACTACTAGATTTATACACGAAATAATTGTACAAGCAATAATATGCTTCGAAAATCAATACTTTGCATAAGCGATCTTCATGCACCCTATCATCATCCAGATACACTTGACTTTCTAGATGCAATTAGGAAAGAATATAAACCTGATTGTATTGTCAATATAGGAGATGAACTGGATTGGCATAGTATTTCTTTTCACGATCATCATCCAGGCTTGTACTCTCCTAGCCATGAATTAGATAAAGCTAAAACATTCTTTAAGAAATTACATAAGATGTTTCCTAAAATGTATTTGCTAGATTCTAACCATGGAAGTTTAGTTTTTAGGAAAGCAACACGACACGGAATTCCACACGAACTTTTCAAAACTTATAATGAAATGTTAGGTGTGGGACCAGGCTGGACCTGGCACGAAGATTTGATTATCAAAGCATCTAATGGTCAAAACATTTACTTCTGCCATGGTAAATATAAAGATGTGCTTAAAGTAGCACAACAGTATGGGATGTGTACCTGTCAGGGACACTATCATACTTCATATAGTATCCAGTATTGGAGCAACCCTAATGAATTATTATGGGCTTGCCAGACTGGTTGTTTAATCAACATGAAGAGTTTAGCTTTTGAGTATAACAAACTTCAAAAGACTAGACCTGTAATAGGAACCGCTGTGATCATCAATGGACTACCAAAGTTGATCCCAATGGTATTAAAACATAATGGCAGATGGAACAGAAAAATTACCGAGAGGAATTAGAAACAAGAATCCAGGCAATATCAAATTAGGTACTGACTGGGATGGGCTGGCATCAGAGCAATCTGATCCAGTCTTTTGTGTTTTTAAGGAATCCGTTTGGGGTATACGGGCTTTAATGCGTATACTCTTAGTCTATCGTTTTCACCACAAAAAGAACACAACTGAGGATATCATCGCAAGATGGGCACCTCCAAGTGAGAATGATACTGACGCTTATATTAAATTTGTTTGTAAAGAAACAGGTTTTAATCCAATGGACAAACTAGAAAATAGTATGAAAGATTACTTACCTCTGGTAAAGTCCATAATCAGAATGGAAAATGGTCAACAGCCATTTACCGATGAACTTTTAGTAGAAGGGATGTATAGAGCATGGGATGGTTACGAGACAAATTCCTCGGCTTCATAGAAAGCATGGGAAGTAAATTGAATAGCTGGGCTTGGGACAAACGATGGAAGAAGAGAGATCATCTTCGTTATGTTGGTACAAGAACAGGTAAAGTATATACATTTAAAAAGAAATGAAACTTGGTGTAGTAGGATCTAGATTAAAATTTTGGAAAAACCCTAGTGGTGCAAAAGAATTTGTCTTTAAAAAATTAGATACAATCCACACTAAAACTCCAATTTCAAAAGTAGTTTCAGGTGAAGAAGTAACTGGAGCTGATCGTTTTGGAAAAGAATGGGCATTATCTAGATTAGGAACAAAAGGTTATGAACCACATCCACCTGATTTAGAATTAGCAGCAAAATATGGTTATGATAAGTTTAATCGTTATAGTCCACAGAGTAGAAAGGCTTATGGAGTAGCTGCTTATACAAGAAATAAAACTATTATAGATAATTCAGATAAAGTAGTAGCTTTTTGGGATGGTAAAAGTAGAGGTACAGCAAATTCTATACAATACTCTATACAAAGAGGAATACCTGGACAAATAATTGCACAGCCAGGTGCTAGTTCATCTCTTATTAAATCTTCCTTAGAAAAAATTAAAAAAGGAGAATGGTAATGAAACTTAATGTTTTCTATGGAGCTAGACAATATGCTAATCTAAGCAATCTAGCTAAAAGACCTTTTTCTTTAAATATTAAAGGTAAGAAATTAGACTTTGTTTCTGTAGAACATGGTTATCAAACATTAAAAAATAAAACAATTAATGAAGGTATATATAAGAAACCCTGGAAAGAAGGTTCTAAATTTACAGCTCCAGGTACTTATACCAAAGATAATTGGAATATTAATTTAATGAGAAGTCTTATGAGAAGATCTTTTGAACAGAATCCTACAGCTCTTGCTGCATTAAAAGCAACTGGCAAAGCTGAATTTTCTCATGTACAGGACAGAGGAATTTGGAAAACTAAATTTCCTGAATTACTAAAACACGTAAGGAGTAAATTATAATGGCATTACCAATAATTAATTTATTGAGTATGGCTTTTAAAGTTGGTACTCATATATATAAAAACAAACAACAAACAAAAATGCTAATGTCTGATGCACAACGTGTGCACGCAGAAAAAATGAGCCGAGGCGAAATTGAATTTAAAAGCAAAATTATTGAAACTAATGAGAAGGGCTGGAAAGACGAATTTGTCCTCCTTCTTGTATCTTTGCCTATCTTGCTATTGGCTTATTCTGTGTTCTCTGACTCTCCTGATGTTCGTGAACGATTAGATCTATTTTTTTCATATTTTAATAATCTCCCTTATTGGTATCAAGCAATCTTCATAGGAGTTGTTTCAGCTATCTATGGATTGAAGGGTGCTAATATCATGAAGAAGCCTAAGTAATGCATGCTCAAAGCAGATTACCAAGAAATTATCAACGAGTATAAAGAACAAGTTAGGAACTTGAGAACTCAGATTTCAGAACTCGAAGATGCAGGCAAATCAAAAGATGCTGCACTTAAACGAGCTTTGCAAAAATTAGAACATACAACTGATGATTTAGATAAAGCTACTGAAGAAATAGATGCAAAAGAAAAAGTGGGTAAAAACAAATAGAGAATTTAATGTTGGACCATGTAAATGGTGTAACAAAGAATTAGTTAATACAGATTCATACGTCTACTTTGCATCAAAGGAAAGAGCTTGTTTAAAATGTTATCACAATTCAGGAGCATCATTAAAGATGTTTAATAAATGACAAGGAAAACTAATACAGTTTTAATTGGACTGTTAGGAACTATTTTAATGGGTTTGAGTACATGGGTATTAATTACTTTAATTGAAATACAAACAATAGTAAGTATGATGCAGAACGAACTAATGAATATAGATAAACAATTTGGTCGTGTTTATAACTTCATAGATAGTGTAAGGAATCAAGTGAAATGAATAAACAATTAAGAAAAAGAAAGGAGAAAATATGTTTAAATTCGATTTAGAAATTCCAACTTATGCAGAGTGGAAAGTCTATGTGGAAAAATTTACCAATGAACAACCTGAAAAAGCAAAGAAGTATCAAGAACAAGTTCAGAAGTTTTGGCAAGATTTTTTTGAAGATTTCTTTAAGATAAAAAAATAAATTAAACCATTTAGTATATAGGGTTAATATGAATAATTGTAAAAGATGCGAACATTTGTGTCATTGTAATAAAAATGACGAACACAAAATAGTTGTGGATTGCGACTGTATTGGTTGCAATTGTAAACCAAAGGCATACACTACTGAAGACGACTTCTGTGTTGGAGATGATGCTGACGATTAATGACTTTTGCCTGGCATCATCCTAATTATTATAAGAAATTAAAAGAATCAGCTAACAGAAACCCTGTTGCTAGAACATTACCAGAACATAAGCATAAAAGATTTAAAGATAAGACTAAGTATAGCAGAAAAAAAGTTAATCATAGTCTCTCTCAAGAATCATCTCAAGACAATGAATAGCTTTTTTAATACTTTGCTCTTTACCTTTTAGTTTGTGTCTGCAAATATATTTAATAGCTTCACCTTCAGCCCATTCTAAATGATTTTCACTAATGAAATGTGCAGGTTCAATTTTAAATTTCTTATAGTGATTTCCATCAACCTGTCTATGTAAACTTTGATAAGTAGTATCTTTAAACATATCTTTATTTGTCATTAAAATTTTAATTTAAACCTCGGTTTATATTTTACTTTAGGTTTATACTCTACTATTTTACATAAGATATTATTTTGTTCTTCTGTCATTATAAAATATCCTTCTTTATTTGCTTTGGTTAATTTACCAAACATATAAGCAGGTTCATATTCGGCAAACATCATAACCATTTGGAAATCTTTTGAATAAGAAGTTAGCCAAACCATGGCTCTTCTTTTCCAATGAAGATAATCTAAACGAGATCCATCATATATAGCATCTGATAGAGCTTGTGTAAAAACACCTTTCCATAAACAAATTTCAGGACTCAGTTCTTGATTCTGTATTCTCTGTATCTTTTCTTGGTTCCATCTGTGCATCTTTAATTACTTCATATGTAACTCTTTCATTTCTCATTGAATCTACTTTCCAAACAAATTCATCTTTATTTAATTTCTTAAAAGTATTAACAGCTTCATCATCTTCTAAAGCAACAAGATAAATTTCTGTATACATAGGTTTCCAAGACCATACTTTAAACTTATAAATCATATATTATGTTTACGTCTACTAGCCTCTAGTGTTCTGAATAAATCTATTATAAGACCTTCTTTATCTCTTTTATTTTCCATTGTAGCAGCCTTAACATCTGCATTAAATAATTCTTCTACTGCATTCTTATAAGTATCTGATGCATAGAATCCCTGTTCTTTGGCAGAGATAGACTTTAAAGTTTGTTCACCTGTAATGAATAATGCTTTTTTTCTTTTAAGAAGTCTATCCAAGTATTTAACATTAGCACTTGCTTCAGCACTACTCTCATCAGTATCAGCTATATACTTTAAAGCCTGTTCTAATCTATCTTCTGTTATCATGGTATCCAATCTCCTTTATTGTTCTTACAGTAATAAGCTATTACTTGTACACCATTAAAAGCAATAGCTGTTTTATCTTCTTGAGTATCTACTATTTTTTCTAACGCACTACTACAAGTAAGTTCACTAG